GTAACGCAGCTCTGGCAAGTGTAATCTCTGTACTAGTAGCTATGGGTGCTACTGACAATACTACAGCATAAAAGTTAGGCAAGAAATTGCCAAGACCCCGTAAACCACAACAAGCTGTTAGTTTGGTCGAGATGGTTAGGGTTCTCGCTACAGGCGTGTCAACCCAAGCATCTCGACCGAACATCTATGCCTACGAGCCTCACCCGAAGCAGACTATTTTCCATAGTTCGGAAAGGAAGGTTCGGTTATACTTAGGAGGTAACCGATCTGGTAAAACTACTTCTGGCATCATTGAAGATATTTATTGGCTTCGTGGTAGTCATCCACACTTTAAAGTACCAGAGCCCCCTGTAGCGGGTCGTATTGTTACGGTTGATATTTTAGAAGGTATTAACCAGATTATTATTCCTAACTTAAAGCGTTGGCTACCTCCTAGTTTATTAATTAATGGTTCTTGGGAAGATTCGTATAATAAATCTGAACGACTACTAACACTGTCTAATGGCTCTACTTGTGAGTTAATGACTTACGAGCAGGATGTAGGAAAGTTTGCTGGTACTGCTAGGCACTTTATGCATTTCGATGAAGAGCCACCTAAACCTATTTATGACGAATGTCGTGCGCGTCTAATTGACTATAATGGTAGATCATGGCTAACAATGACGCCATTAGACGGTATGACGTGGGTTTATGAAGAGCTATTCGAGCCAGCAGAAGATGGTAATCATCCAACTATTTTAGTCGTTGAAGCTGATATGCTGGATAACCCACATATTAGTGAAGCAGCAGCTAAAGAGTATTTGGATAGCTTGGATCCTGACGAACGGCTAGCTCGTGAGCACGGTAAGTTCGTGCAGCTTGGTGGTAAGGTATATAAGTCATTTGCAAGAAATATTCATGTTGTTCCTTCATTTGTTCCACCTAGAGAATGGGAATGGCACGCTAGTTTAGACCATGGGTTTAATAACCCTACAGCTGTGCTATGGCATGCAGTTAATCCTGATAACGGTCATATTGTAACTTTTGCAGAACATTATAAACGAGAAATGACTGTAGATCAGCACGCAATTGAGATTAAAAAGATGGAGACTGCGTTTAAGAAAATTCCTGAATATAGAGTAGCTGACCCCGCTATTGCACAGAGAAATGCTATTAGCGGTACGTCTATCCAAACTGAATACGCATTAAGACAACTTTACTGGGGTCTAGGAAATAATGAGGTAGTTACAGGGGTAGATCAGGTTAACTACTATTTAAGAATGGATCCAAGAACTAATACTCCATTCTGGACTATTACTGAAAACTGTACTTCTCTTATTAAAGAGATGTTAAAACTTAGATGGAAGACCTACGCATCTAAGAAAATGCAGTATGATAATAATCCACGTGAAGAGATTCATAAGAAAGATGACCATGCGTGTGACTCTGCTAGATATTTCTTTAGCACACAGCCAGATATTAGTGGAATCTTTAGAGCAGTAGAAGAGAGGTTAAAAATTGCTCCTAGAGATACTCCTCTAATTAAGTATGACCAAGCTTTAGTAGAAATGACCCGTAGAGGTACGGATACTGTATGGAACACTTTTGCGGGAACAGATTTAGCTGCATTAGAGTACGATTGACAGGTATTGTAGTATTAACGTAATACTACTTAGGAGGAACCGGTGACCGAACCACGTTTTAATCCTAACCACGGTCCTAATGGGCGGACCGGTGGTCCGTATTTAGATGATGAGATGATTAAGCAACATGAAATTGATCGTGCTCGTGTAGAAGGTCGGGAACCTAACTTTGCAAATATGGTTGGTGGCCCTGTATCGTTAGTTGGAGCTAAACAGCTAGTAGACGAATACCACATGCAGCCTTCTGAGCAGGATAAGCTATTAGCTCAATTAGCTAGTGTAAAAGCTACTCCTGTAAATATGGAAACTAAAGAAGAAGAAAGAGTAATTCAGAAGACCGAAGAAGAAATGCTGGAGTTCTAATGAATGGTGAAGAATTACAGAGTAGGTTTTCAATTTTAGAAAGGCCACTTCTTTCTCCTGGTGTATGCGCAGTATGTGGAACTGCTGAGCGTCAGGTTGTTGATTTTGGTTTAGATTTAGAGTTCTACGGTAGGGTTTATTTCTGTCGTGATTGTACTACTCAAATTGGTACTGTATTTGGTGATTTAATTTCATACGACAAGTATCTTATGCTTCGAGATGAAAAGAATCGTTTAGAACGAACAGCAGAGCACGCTATGCAGGAATTTAATAAGGAACTTCAAAATGGACTTTCTGGTCTTGGTCGCGTTCGTGAGCTTTTGCATGCTGATTGGGCTGCTATTATTTCAAGGGAATCAGAACCAGAAGACAATCAATCAGTTATTGAGGAACCAACAGACGTTGCAGAGCCAGACTCTGAACCTGTTAGCGTCGAAGGAACCGATGGCGTTTCAAGCGTTACAAGCAGTCTCACCTTTGGATAGTGAATTAGATTTGTTTGCAGGGCCTATGGATCCTTCTGATGCAGCAGAAGCAGAGTTAGTAGAGGGGAGGAGAAAGATAGAAGATGAGTATGATGAACTCGATGCAGAAGTTATTGCCGAATTCAACCTCCCAGGCTCTTTCCGGTAATGGTTCGTCTAGTAAAGATGATTCTGAGCTTGTATCTTGGATTAATAGTGAGTACCAGCGTATGAGATCAGCTAGGTCTAAGATTCAGCTTGGCTGGTATTTGAATATGGCTATGTATTCAGGTAATCAGTATGTAGAGCTTATTCCTTCTTTACAAAAACTTGGTATTCCTAAACTACCTCCTTATCGTGTTCGTTTGATTTCTAACAGAATTAAACCTATTATTCGTAAAGAAATTGCTCGTATTACTTCTCAAAAACCCAATGCTTCTGTGATTCCTGCATCCAGCGAGGATGAAGATTTATATGCAGCGTATGCTGCTGAGTCTATGTGGGAATCTATGTATGAAACTAATGCAGTAGCTAAAAAGTTTCGTCGTTCTGCTTGGTGGTTATGCATTACTGGTACTTCATTTATGAAAATCTGGTGGGACGGTGATTCCCCAGATGTAATGGGAACTAAAGGAACTATTCAATATTCTCCAGTAACTCCTTTTCATTTGTATGTTCCAGATTTAAGAGAGCAAGAATTAGAAGAACAGCCTTATATTTTAAATGTGTACACAAAGCCAGTTAGTTGGGTAGAGCGCTTTTATAAGATTAACGCTAAACCTGATGTAGTTGCTGCTAATGAGATTATGAATGATGCTTATCTCAATCTAAATACAGGTACATCTACTGCTCCAGATTCTGTTCTTTGTAAAGAAATGTGGTTTAAGCCTGGCGGGCACAGGTTACTTCCTGACGGTGGGGTTATTCATGTCATTTCTGATAAAGTAGTCAGTAGAGGGTCACTTTATAGTCATGGCATGTATCCTTTTGTTAAGTTTGAACATATCCCTAGTGGGAAATTTTATACCACTTCTGTAATTGATGATTTAACCCCGCTACAGCGAGAGTACAACAGAACTAGGAGTCAGATTACGGAAGCTAAGAATAGAACTGCAAAACCACAGTTCTTAGCTGCTTCTGGATCTATTGATGCTAAAAAGTGGACTACAGAGCCCGGATTAATTATTGAGTACCGAGTAGGTCTTCCAGAACCTAAGCCTATGCCTATTCAGCCGTTACCTGCGTATGTAGTGCAGGAGTTAGATAGGCATATTAGTGATATGGAAGATATTAGTGGTCAGCATGAGGTTTCGAAAGGTAACGCTCCTCCGGGAGTAACAGCAGCTACTGCTATTTCTTATCTTCAGGAACAAGATGACTCTTTAATGAGTACTACTTATTCCTCAATTGAAGACGGCTTTAAGGATATGGCTAAGCAAACTCTCAATCTTGCTGTTCAGTATTGGGATATGCCTAGAGCTGTTAAAGTTGTTGGTGATGATGAAACATTTGATTTGCTTATGTTAGCGGGTTCAGATTTAAAGAGTGGCACTGATATTCGTATGGAAGGCGGTTCTGCTCTGCCTACTTCTAGGGCAGCTAGGCAGGCTTTCCTTATGGATATGATGAAAATGCAGTTTATTTCTCCTCAAGATGGCTTAAAGCTTCTTGATATGGGAGGGGTTACTAAACTGTGGCAACGTCTTCGTATTGACGATGCTCAAGCACAACGAGAAAATATTAAACTCAAAAGTACTGATCCTAACATAGTTATGCAGATGCAACAGCAGAAACAACAAATTGAAGCTATGATGTCTCAAGGTGGCCCTATGCCTCCTGGTGTTCCGACAGATCCACAATCAGGTCAGCCATTAATGCCACCTCCGGTTCTACCTGTTAATTCATGGGATAATCATGACGTGCACGTTCAACGGCACAATGATTTCCGTAAATCTGAGACATTTGAAAAACTACCTGATCCTATTAAAACTGCATTTGAAGAGCATGTAAATA